CTTGAAGAAGTATATACAAAACCCATTCACTCCGCTTGTATGTGGATCGCTTACGAAAGCGACATTGCGAAGATGGAACAAAAAGCAATTAAACAACGATGAACAATAATCACATAGGAACGGCATTTGAGGTGATGAAAGACATTGCCGATTTGGAGGGGTGGAACTATTCACACGGCACATTAACCGAATTTGATTTCAAGGCGTTTTTGGTATTCCCGTTGATGCATTGTTCAATTCAATCGGTAGCATTGACCGACCAGGTAGCAACCATCCAAATGAATGTCATGGTAGCGGATAGGGTTAACTTCTTGAAAACTGAAAACGAACAAGAAAACTTAATCACCGAATACAGCCAATACGGATACACCGAAAACCAAAACTATGCAAACATCCTACAAGATTTGTATGTGAGATTTTCAAAAGGGTTATGGCGCACGGAACAAGATTATTACAACCAAATCCAATACATACGCCCAATTACTTTTCAACCATTTATGGAAACATTGGATTCAGTATTGGCGGGATACCAAATCACAGTTGGAATCGAATTGATAAACCCATGGGTAACGGATGGCGATTGCGTATAAAAATAGCGAACAAGTTGTTGCGGAGTATTCCAACAAATGGGCGATTGCATGTCGTACCTTGTTGGAGGTAAAACGCCCACGAACTTCTATCCGTGCCAAATGGAAAAAGGTTGGTGAAGGTTGGACACCCATTTCCGTATCCAAAAAGACATTCCGTGGTAATTATGTGGCATCTGGTCAATTGGTGAACTCTATTCAACCCGCACCCAACGGGTTGGACATGGGAATTACCATGAACAAGACCGCCGATTATGTGCAGAACGGGAGAAAGCCAGGGAAGGGCATTCCCTTGGCATCAATGCGGAATTGGACGAAAATGAAACGCATTCAACCACGCGACATGGGAACGGGGCGATTCAAAGGCAAGGCCGATGAAAACGCAATGCGATTCATGATGAACAGAAAGATTAAACACTTTGGTATTGAACCATTCCCATTTGTTACAATGGCACGAAAGGAGATATTACCACAATTCAATAAGGCATTAACCACGGCAATGGCCAAAGACATAAAAGCAAGATTCAAACGATGACATTCAACGAACAACCCAGTGCAATATGCGGGGCAAAATCCCCATTGATTTACCAATTTTACGATGCGTTATACACCGCAGATTCATTCTATTATCAATGCGATGTGTATGTATGGAGTGGCACAACCACAATCCCAGGTTCACCGAATTGGACAATTAACCGCAAACCCGACCAATATGGTTCGGGCCGTGGATGGATTGACATTCACAAATTGGTGGAACAAATGTTGACCGAGGATTATTTAATCAACGGCACATACAAACCAAATATCGGGAATGGGGCAATGCGTGTTGCCGTCAAAGTGCGTGGTGTGTATTTAGTAGGCACCACAACCACATACACGGCGTATGCGACATCCAATGTTGTTTTGGCTACATTGGGTTACACTTACACATCGGAAGGGTTTAACGATGGATTTTCAAAAGTGGTTTACACGGACAAAACACAAGTTACCATCACCGCAGAAACAACCACGGCATATTTGTGGTACGATGCAACTGTGGTTACTTCCATCACTTGTGGAACGGCAACCATCACGCCAAACGCGGTGAGTGGGTTAAGTGCAAACACCATCCAAGGTATTGAGATTGTACAATTGTTGGCAGCGGGTGGAGTATCGGCATCAACCAACATAACTTTTGTAAAGGCGGGGGATGATATTGTGATTCCATTGAATTTTGTGTGTGAAAATAAATACGGGCAACAAGATGTGTTATTCCTAAACAAATATGGGGTGTATGATTCGTTCTTGTTTAACGGAGTTCACAGAACCACGAACCAAATCAGCGGTGAAAAGTATTCACAACCGATTTACAAACAAACCGACCTTGCACAATCATGGACATACGGCGTTCCAATTACCACACCCTATTTGGTGAATAGTACCCAGGTGATGACAGTAAACACGGATTGGATCACGCAAAACGATGTTGATGTGGTTGAGCAAATTTTTTATTCGGTGAATGTATTGGTGAACGGCCCACAAGTTTTGTCGGCAAGGATTATTGATACCACATTTGAAAAGAAAACCCGCATAAACGAAAAGTTGATTTTGTACACCATCCAAATGGAATACAACCAACCAAAAATTAACAAGATAGTACGATAATGGCAATTAGATTTTCATTATCCATCCAAGATAGTAACACCGATACCATCGGGCCAATAATGTTGGCGTACAACCAACGCACGGCATCGGGATTTATCGAAGGTCAAGAATGTTGCATTGAAAAGTTGGAAGCGTTGGGAGGTACATTCAGTTACCAAGTACCCGTGGATTTGTTCCAAGATGAATCCGTACCACTTACAAGGCAATTAAAGGACTTGATGAACCTTGCCACCATTTGGACAGATTACACCCAAGATTTCCAAATACCCGCATCGGACACTAACAACCAAATCTTTGCCAATTGGTTTGATGAAAACATGGTCATCGTGGGTTGGAATCCCAACATTGGTAAAAACGCAACCATATTCATCAACGGATTACCCGTATTTGAAGGTCGTGTTGAATTGATTGGTTGTAAATTCAAGGATGGGTTGCCACAATTGTACAACATCATTTTTTACGGCACGACCAAAAAATTGTTGGATGCGTGGGGCGAAACATTGATGAACGAAGTTGATTGGAGTGAATACGAACACACGGCCAATTACACAAACATATTGAGTTCATGGGATCAAAATTTATTGGGTGGTGATATTTTATGGCCGATTGCAGATTACAACCAACAATGGAGATATTCCACATTGACGGGAGTAAACGGAAACATCTTAAAACCAAGGGGTGTTGAGGTGGATGATTTACGCCCCGCGATTCGCCTTCGTGAAATGTTGGTTACTGCATTCAATAGCAATGATATTGGATACACATTGACGGGTTCATTCCTTACAAGGCCCGAAATGGATGATTTGTATGTGTTGCCAATGCAAACGGCGGGGCCATTGTACGATCCCGAATACACATTGCCAGGAACTTGCCATGCTTCCAATTCACCACAAACATTTACGGCAACATCGGGAGTATTGACATACGCCCAATTGATATTCCCAACCATCGTTTCAAACCCATCGGGGAACTACAACAATACAACGGGGGATTACACTTGTAACCGAGGGGGTTATTATCAGTTTTCATTGGATGTGTTGAGTATTATTGCCCCAGGTGTTGCGTTGCAAAGTTTGGAAATCGCCTTTTTCCTAAACGGGCGTAAAGAATTTGCACCAAGTCAATTGATATTTACAACAACATCGGCAGCGGTGGGGGCAAGTTTCAACCAAAGATTAAATTCGGGGGATGTGGTTTCGGTGCGTTATCGTGCAACGGGTGGTTGGTCAACAATTGCCATCACTTTTAAGTGTTACAAAGCCCCACAAGGTATTAACGGAACGAGCATCCGCATGGAAGATGCCATGCCACAAAAACCCATCAAAGATTTCATCAATGGGGTGTTGCAAGGTTTCAACTGCATATTAGTTCCAACGGGTGAAAAGACAATTGAAATCCACAATTTGGCGGATTGGTTGGCGTTGGGAACAACAAAGAATTGGACATCGTATGTGGATATTAAGGACATTCAGCACGACAAATTACCAATACCACGCCATGTGAGTATGAGCCACCAAGAATCAACATGCTTGGCCAATGCGTACTACAAACAAATTAACAAACGGGAATACGGATCAATTAAGTTCATGCCGTTAATTGATTACCCAACGGAGGAATTTAACATTGAAACACCATTCCATGTGATTGCACCCCAGGCGATGAACCAAGTCAATTTGAATGGGCAAATAGTTCGTAAAACGGAATTGAACATCCCCGTGTTTTTGGATACCGACTTCAAACCCGTGCAACAAGATTACACCTTGTTTTACTATGGAGGTAAACAATCGGTTTCCGATGTGTGGTATTTCAACAACAACATTCAAATCGTGATGCCGTTGATGACACCTTATTCGGACTATCCAACAATATCAAATAGTTATTCAAATGCGTTCGGATTGGAACTTTCTTTGCGTGGCGATGCACCCACAAAAACGATGTATGATTTGTATTGGACAGAATACCTCACCCGTATGTATTCAACGCAATCAAGGGTGGTTAAAATGACTGCGGTGTTACCCGTGGGCGAGTGGTTGAATCTTGAATTGAACGACACCATCGCCATTTCATCGAATTACTACAAAATCCAATCCATCCAATACGATATGTTGACGGAGATTGCCAACCTGGAATTGGTAACATACCCAGATGTGGAAATCATGAGGTTTACCACCACGGGGCAACGGCCCGATTTTACAAACCCATTGCCAACACCAAGTGGGGAAACATATTTGAAGGATTATTCGGTTGCGAAAGGTATCATGAATTCGTACAAGTTCAACGGCCAAGATTATTTGGACACCAACCAAGATGAGGACTACAACCAAAATAGTGTGTCGACATTGGTTCATCAAGTTGAGAACTTGCAATCCATCGTGCAGTTTAACCAAATCACGATGTACAACAACAACCCCGCAACTCGCACAACGGATTCTACAATTTGGGATACCATCCCAATGGAAGAAGAAGAATCAATCGGGTATGTGCAGAACATCACGGCCACATTGAACCCATCAAAATATGTATGCACCGATGGTGGCCAATACAAGTTCACGGGGATGGCTTCGTTTGGGCAAAGTGGAAACAAGTCAATTGAATATGCAATCCAAATCAATGGCATCAACACCACGGCTTATGCGGCCACGGATTCAAATTTCCATAGTATTCAAATTGACACCATTTTGGATTTAGCACCCACGGATGAAGTAACATTTGTTTGGAAAATGTACACGGGTGGTTCGCACACCATCACCATTTTGAAATCCAACTTTTTAATACTCAAAAAATGATATCATTAATCATAAAATTAGCACAATCCCAAGAATGGTACGGGGTATCCGATGCGGTGGAAATCGCCAAGGGCAAAAACCAATACAAACAAACTTGGAAACAAACAACAAAACACATTAAAAGGAGAATCAAGTCATGGCAGATGAAGTAGTAATACCCGTAAAAACCGACACCAAAGAGGTTAGTAAATTAATGGTGTTGTTGGATAAATTAGGTGATAAATTCAAAACGATAACAACTGGTTTTGGAAAGGCGTTGGATAATGTTGGCCAAAAGTTTGAGGAATTGCCAGGGCCAATTGGGGGGATGGCATCAAGTGTTATGGGATTGGGTAAATCCTTATTGACATTGGTAGCAAATCCAATTGGGGCGTTTTTAACTGTGCTTGTTGGAATTTTTGTTGGGTTGCAATCCGCACTAACAAAAACCGAAGCGGGAATGAACGCATTGCAAAGAGTAACCGCAATTTTCAGTGCAATTGTACACCCATTAATTGAAGCCGTATCGGGGTTGGCAACAGTAATGGTTGATGGCCTTGGAAATGCAATGGAGTTTGTTTCTGGGTTATTTGGTACAACCGCTTCCGAGGCATCCAAGTTAGTCAAAATGCAACAATCGTTGGAGGATCAAGAAATGAACTTGAACGAATTGAGGGCAAAAAGCAACAAGGAATTAGCCCAAGCCCGTGAATTGTTATCGGACACCAATGCATCATTGGCAGATAGACGAAAAGCACTTGACCAAGTACGAAAAAGCGAAACCGATATTGCAGCCAAAGAAGTTGAATTTGCCAAACAAAGAGTTGCCGCCGCAAAACTTGACCAAAAATTAAATGGAGTAACCAAAGAAAGTAAAAAGGCAATCAGCGAAGCCATAATACAAATGCAAGGTGCAGAAACTGAATTGGCTTCAAAGCGGAGGTCATTCAACAAGGAAGCCCAAAAATTAGATAAGGAAGAAGAAGATAGAAAAAACGAAGCAGCGAAAGCGGAGGAAGAACGCCAAAAGGAATTGGCAGACAAACGCAAAGAATGGGCAGATGCAAGGCGTGATGCATCGGACAAAATCCGTGAAGCCGATAGAAGGAACATTATTGATTCCATCAAGGATGAAGAAGCGAAAGCCAAGAAACAAGCGGAATTTGATTTGGACAATGCCAAAAGGGAAATTGCCCGTGGCAAATACACCAAGGCCGAACGGGATAGATTGATTCAAGAAGCGGAGGAAGCCAATCAAATCAAATTAACGCAAATTGCAGAAAACGCCGAAAAGAAAAAGTTAGATGATAAGAAAAAAGCAGATGAGGAATTAAAAGCGTTTATGGAAAAATCTGCACAAGAAGAATCCAAATTTATTGATGAGCAATACGCAAAAGAACAATTGAGGTTAACCCAAACCATAACCAATGAAAAGGATTTGCAAACCGCATTGCAAAATTTGGAATTAACACGATTACAAAATCAAATCCAAGCCCGAAAAGATAATGGCCAAGCCACAACCGATTTGGAACAATCGTTGGCCAATAAGCGAATCGACATTGCCAAAAACGAAGAAGCCCAAAAGAAGGATTTAGCACAAAAAGAATTTGATACCAAAATGGCGTTGTATGATGCCACATCAAATGCGTTGGGGGCAATTGGTAATGCCATCGGTGAAGAAACCGCAGCGGCCAAAGGATTGGCAATTGCGGGTGCAATCATTGATACTTATGCGGGTGCAACCAAGGCATTGTCAGCGGGTGCGGGAACACCATTGGGATACATTAACGCAGCGGCGATTATCGCCACGGGTTTTGCGAATGTTCGTAAAATGACGGCAACACCAATCCCAGGTGCAAACGATACATCATCCGCAGCACCAAGCATGGGGCCAAGTGTTTCAATCGTGGGTGGTTCAGCGGATCCATCGGCGCAACTTGCAAAGAGTTTGGCAAGTCAACAACAAAAACCAATCAAGGCGTACACAGTTGCAACGGACATGAGTACCCAACAAGCCCTTGACCGCCGTATCCAACAAAATGCAACATTCCCAGGGTAATAAGTTTTATTAGTAATATGAAAACATCGTTTGAAAAATTCATGGCTTCCGAAGCCGTTAAGCCAGTAAAAGTAGAAATGGCATTGGTAGATGATGCAAAATCAGTTGATGTAAATTTTAACAAATACACAGTTGCTGCCGAAAATTCTGTATTTCAAGCATTTTCCGCAATTGATTCTGCGTTGAAAAATTTAACATTGGCAATGGTTGAAGCGGACAAGGCAGAAAAAGTGTACAAAGAAATTGAAAAGAGTGCAAATGCTTTGGGTATTAAACCAACTGATATTGGGTATTCGATTTTGGTCAATGAAGTTTTGATGGATGCTGGGCGTTGGGAAGAATTGTTGGTTGCATTGCAATCTGCGAAAAAATCATTGTCCGCAACTGGATTTTTCTAAATGAGAATTGTTGAACTCATATTGGATGAACAACAAATGGCAAGTGGCATTGATGCGATAAGCATCGTGGAAGCCCCCGCCATTGAATCCAATTTTGTGGCATTGAAATCCCATGAAGTAAAGTTTGCCAAGGTTGACACCGAAAAGCGAATTTTGATGGGGCCGATATTGATACCAGATAAACCCATTTACCGCAAACAAATGGTAGATGGTGAAATGGATGAATTTTACATTTACTTTTCCAAACAAACAGTTGCCAAGGCATCACAAATGTTTTTAATGAAGGGCAATCAAAACAACGCGACCATTGAACACCAATTGGCAGTTAAGGGCGTTTGCATGGTTGAATCTTGGTTAAAAGAGGACATGGAAAAGGACAAATCTGCAATCTATGGTATGAACGATCCAATCGGAACTTGGATGGGTTGTTTGAAAGTAACCAATGATGATGTGTGGAACGATGTCAAAGATGGCAAATTCAAAGGGTTCAGTATTGAAGGTTACTTTGCCGACAAAATGAAAATGAGCAAAACCCCAAGCGTATTGGAAGAAGTAAAGGAATTGCTCAATGAGTACAAAAAATCTAACACTAACAAATAATAAAGTTTTATGAGTATGAACGCAGAAACAATTTTGGATCGCATTATGGTAAAACTTGGCATGGCCGAAGAACCAAAGGCGGTTGAATTGGCACAAGTAAAAACCGAAGATGGCCAAGCCATTTTTGAAGCCGATACCTTCGCAGTTGGTGAAGCGGTTTTTATTGTAACCGAGGATGGTAAAATCGCCGCACCCGCAGGTGAATTCGCATTGGAAGATGGTAACATCATCGAAGTTGATGAAAACGGAACAATCGTTGAAATCGCCAAGAAAGAAGCCGAGGTTGAAGAAGAAGAAATCGTTGAAGAAGTTGAAGCCCAAAACGATATCATGAAGGAAGAAATCAAAGAGGAAATGATGAAGCCAAAACGCACAGTAAAAAGCAAAACCGAAATGGAAGAATCTTATTTCAGTAAGCAAATCAGCGAATTGGAAGCCAAATTTGAAGCCCGTTTGTCAGCATTGGAAGCCGAAAAGGTTGCATTGTCAGCACAAAACGAGGAACTATTGGAAAAATTGGCCACCGAACCCGCACCTCACACACCATTCAATCCCGAAGCCAACACCAAAGAAAACAATTTGATTTTCAAATTGGGTGCCAAGCGTGAAGAAACTTTGAAGGACAGAGTATTTAATCAACTATTCAACTAACCACAAAAAATGAAAAATAATCTTATCAAAACCCATTTGAGTGGCCCAACAGTATCGCCAAACACCTACGCGGGTTTATTTGGTAACAAATACATTGCGGCTGCTCTGTTGTCAGGCGAAACCTTGGCAAAAGAACTTATCACATTGCACCCCAATGTGGCTTTCAAAGAAGTTATCCGTAACTATCAAGATTCAATCAGCATCGCCGATGCAACTTGTGATTTCACCGATTCAAGTTCAGTAACATTGGGCGAATATGTGTTGACCACCATCGAAAAGCAAGTGAACTTGCAGTTGTGTAAAAACCAATTGCGTACAACTTGGGAATCAGCACAAGCGGGTTTCAGCGCATTTGAGAAACTTCCCGCAACTTTTGAAGAATTCATGTTGGCACAAACCGCTGCCGAGGTAGCACAAGCAAACGAATTGGGTATTTGGAAATCTAACCTTTGGTATGATTCCGCCATCGTTGCTGGTCAAGATGGTATGGTAGGTTACTTGATTGATAACTCTGCAATTGTACGCCCATTCTCGGGTGCAACAAGTGGATCGAATGTTGTTGCTCGTTTGCAAGAAGCATTGGATTACTCACCCGCTGCATTGTATGGCAAAGAAGGTTACCAATACTATGTTGGCCCCGCCACAATGAAAGCATACCAAGCCGCGTTGTCTGCTGGTAACTACAACTTCCAATTCTATGTTGGTGAAAAGCCAATGAACTTCCAAGGTATCCCCGTAACCATGTGTCCTGGTCTTAACGACTACGATTGTGTATTGGGTATGAAGAGCGATTTGCACTTTGGAACTGGTTTGTTGAGCGACTACAACGAAGTGAAGGTTATCGACATGAGCGATATCGATGGTTCACAGAATGTTCGTGTAATCATGCGTTTCACAGGTGGTATCATTGCTACCAACCCAACCCAACAAGTTGTAATTAATGTAACCTAATTTGAGGTAAAACATAAAATAACGGGGTGGGCCTAACACCCACCCCTTTTTTTTGAACAATATAAAATAGAAAAATATGCCAACTTGTGGAACATTAGCCAACAGATACGAACCATGTAAGCAGTTTGTCGGTGGTATTAAAGGTGCGTTTTTCGTGCCATTTGAATTTACCAACACCATTTCAACCGATGGTTCTGGATTAGTTACCCAACTAAACAATGGTGCAACTCCACCCGTAAAATTGACGGGCAATTTTTGGGAGTTAAAGGGTTTGTCAACATTGGAAACAACTGTGATTGCTTCTCGTGACAACGGAACATCAGCATACGAAACAACCTTCACTTTGTCATTCAAACCAAGCGGTAAAACGCCCGTAACTGGGGATTCCGACATGGATACTTTGAAAGTTTTAACCCAAGGTAGATGGCAAATCATCGTGTGGGATAGAAACGACCAATTTTGGTTGATTGGTGCAACTTTGGGTTGTGATGCCAATGGTGGAAATTCATCATGGGGCGTACAAATGGGTGATGCCCGTTTGAACACTTTGACTTTCATGTCAAGCGAACCAAACCCCCCGATGGCGGTTGATGCCGATAACTATACAGAAATGGGTAGTGTTATTACCATTGCTGCTTAATTTAGATTCAGTTTTAATAGTTATGGAAGCCCTCACCAATGGTGGGGGTTTTTGATTTGTAACAAAAACGATTAATGGCGTTTTGTAGGTATGCACATCAACGGAACATCCACCAACATCACATTCACACCATTCGTGGATTTTGAGGGTGTAGCGACTGCAAAAATTGAGGTGTGGCACAAACCCACCAAAACAATGGTACAAGTGACCACGGCGTGTGTAAAGTCCTATTCATTCATCACCATGGCGTTGCCTACATTGACATCAATCAATGCGGTGGCAAAGAACACCGATGAATTGTTGTTTAGGGTTTACAACGGCAATGTGTTGATGTGGGAGGTATTGGGATATTGGATTACGGGAACAACAAACATTTACAACACTTGGAAGCAGTTTACAACAACGGCCCCAGGTACACCTAATTGGAAAACATTATGAGTTTAGAATTTATACAACTTCAATCATACACCGCACCATCCATCATTGAGCAAAAGAACAAAGATTGGGTTCAGTATGGCGATGATAACAACTATTATCAGTATTTGATTGATTTGTACCATTCAAGCCCAACCAACAATGCTTGTATCAAAGGCACAGTTGACCAAATCTTTGGTAAGGGGTTGGAAGTAACAAGGGCATCACGGGATTTGGCGGGATACATTGAATTCAAAAAAATGTTTTCCAACGATTGCATCCGTGCCATTGCCATGGATTTGAAAATGTTGGGCCAAGCATCATTCCAATTGGTGAAGTCAAAGGATCGTAAAAAGTATGTACAAGCCAAACACTTCCCACAACAAACCCTTCGCCCTGCCAAGTGCAACGAAAAGGGTGAAATTGAAAAGTATTATTATTGCCCCGATTGGGCGAATTTGAAGCGTGGCCATACGCCAATTGAGTTTAGGGCATTTGGTTACGACCAAAACGCAAACGAATGTATCCTTACAATCAAACCATATTCAACGGGTTCGTTTTACTTCGCACCCGTGGATTATCAAGGCGGTACGCAATATGCCAACTTGGAAGCGGAGATTTCCAATTTTCACATCAACAACATCATGAATGGTTTGGCACCTTCAATGTTGATTAACTTCAACAATGGGCAACCACCCGCAGAGGTAAAAGATACAGTTGAAGCCCAAATCAAACAAAAGTTTGGTGGTTCATCCAATGCGGGAAGATTTATTATTTCATGGAACGATGGGGCGGATTCCAAAGCGGATATTACACCCGTGCAATTGAGTGATGCCCACAACCAATATCAATTTTTGAGTGGTGAGGCCATGCAAAAAATCATGGTATCGCACCGCGTTGTTTCACCAATGCTTCTTGGAATTAAAGACAACACGGGATTCGGTAACAATGCCGATGAAATGAAAACCGCATCCATCTTGTTTGACAATGTTGTGGTACGACCATTCCAACGATTGATTATTGATGCCGTTACCCAGGTGTTGAACTTCAATGGGTACAATTTGAATCTTTATTTCAAGACCTTGCAACCCCTTGAATTCACCGATTTGAGTGGTAACATCATTGACGATGAAACCCGTGAAGAAGAAACGGGCGTATCATTGTCAGCCGAAAAAAAAAAGAGTGAATTGAAGGATATGACCATCGAGGATGAAAATTCTTGGTTGGAACATTTGAAAGGCAAGGGCGAAACAATTAACACGGATGAGTGGGAACTTATTGATGTTATGGAAGTTACCGATGCCGATGAAGAATTAAAATTTAACCTTGCGTATGAAAACCCCAATAAAAAAAGTGATGACGATAAAGGGGTTTACAAAATCCGTTATCGGTACGGCCCTAATTTCGTATCCAACAATTCAAGGCAGTTTTGTTCTGCAATGGTTCAAGAATCCAAAGGGGGAGTAATTTATCGCCGTGAAGATATTATTGCCATGGGCGATGCGGGAGTGAACGGACAATTTGCACCACAAGGTGAATCGACCTATTCAATTTGGAAATACAAAGGCGGGGTTAATTGCCATCACAGATGGGAACGATTGACATTCCGAAGAAAGCAAGTCAAAGGAAAGTTTTTGCCAAAACAACCTGGTGAAACGGGTGAAAACAGAAACTTGGAAAATTACAACGAGGTTTCAAACAAATCAGCGGATAAGGCGGGGGTGCCATTTTCACCAAGCGGGTGGGATACTGCCAAAACAAGGCCGATTGATATGCCAAACAAAGGTTCATTAAAAAACAAATAAGATGTACGCAAACGATGATATTCTATTAATCGACAAAGAGTTGATTTTTAAGTATACCCAATTGGGTGGTAATGTGGATGTAGACAAAATCTATCCATTTGTGAAAATCGCCCAAGATATTCAAGTTCAAGAATTGTTGGGAACAAAATTGTATCGGTACATTTTAACCCAGGTTGAAGCGGGTACATTGACGGGCAATTATCAAACTTTGGTTTCGCACTATGTACAACCGATGTTGATTCATTATGCCATGGCCGATTTGTTGTTGTTTCATGGTTATGAGGTAACCAATGCGGGTATTTTGCGTAACTCACCCGAAAACACCACATTGCCAGATAAAACCGAATTGGATTCATTGGTTCAACGCCAAAGAAACATCGCGGAAACTTATCGCCGTAGGGTTGTGGATTATTTGAGTTACTACCCACAATTGTTTTCACAGTACACGGAGGACCAACAAGCGGGAGAATACCCAAACACCAACCCATCCAACTATGTTTCATGGAATTTGTAAAAAAGACATACAAGCCAAAGGATGAAAAGGTCAAGAAATTGACCACCTACATGACGCAGTTGAAAACCATCAATAAGGTGAAGTGCGATTTGTTTGTCAAAGGTGGTAAATTATTAACACTTATCATCTTGTTGACGGGGT